CTTATAAGCTCTAAATGATGGTAAATCATCAATATTAAACTCATATTCTTTATAATCCAAACCACTACCTTCAACTGAAGATAATAAAGATTTATCTATTTTAATATCTGAATGTCCATCATTATCAGAACTATCAATAATATTTCCCATATCATTTAGATTAGAATATCCTGGGAATGGTGTGAAAATAGGTTTAAAGTCAGACTTATCACTAATTGCATAAAATACTCTAATATCACATGAAGTATTGATATAAGCATTAAGCAATACCTTAATGGAAGTAGCAGAATTTTCTAAAGTTACTTCCTTAGAAATATATTGACATGCTGTCGGGTCTTCCTTAAGAGTATTTACTCTATAATCATTTGCATAATCAGTAATTGGACTATTAACTCTGTTTGATGTAGTCATAAAACTTAATCTTTGACTATCAATCATAGGAGAAACTTTCGAATCCATTGTATTGAGAAGTAACTTCATATGAACAGATTTGCTACCAGGCAAGGTTGCTAATTTGCTACTTTCATTGGGTTTTGAGCATATCAATCTAGTAGAATTAAAATAGTTATTCTCATTAATAGTAACATATTGATATCCCATATCTATGAATGGAATCTCACTTCCATCCATACTTTGACCACTAACAGTTCTAACTTGTGCTTTTAATGTAGTTCCTGGAACAGTTATATTCTCAATTACCGGAGTAAGAACTTCAAACGGAATATTTTGAGTTGCTCTTACATTATATCCACCTGTAGATTTGGTCTCATTTAAATATAGTTCAGGATATCCTCCAGCAGAAGTAGCCCTACTAACATTATTAGAATCCAGCAATGTTGAAGTATCAATTTTAATATGATATGAATCATAAGAAATGGCATTATCAAGAAGAACACTATTTAAATCATGGGATTTATTAATTCTTCCCAGATTGACACCACCAAGTTCATATTTAAACACAGGTGTCCCTGCAGGATAAGAACTAGACCTTGTATTGGTACTAAATACTCCCCTAGTCACTGTTCCACCAAGAATATTTGAACCTACACTAGTATAACTTATAATCTCACTACCAACTTGAATGAATCCTACATTGGTAGCTGCAACACCAACATTTTCAAATGTTTCAAAATCTGTTGCATCCTCTACAGTTATGCCTCCAGTACCAGAATATGAAGTACTTAATTTAGTTGGTTTAATATCAGTTTTTACATCACTTATATCAACAATGTTATCTGAGAAATACATTCCATGATTCTTATGATTTACCTTAATATAAAGACCATCAGTAATATTTGTTACAATTGCTGCAGGCACATTACCACCATTAGAAGCATTTAATTCAGTAAGACCTATACCACTAACACCAGAAGTGTAGTATATTGTACTACCAGTTCCAGTAGCAAAATTTCCCTGGACTTGATCTAAAATAAACTCACTAGTTCCACCAATAGAAGCCACTGTTAGTTTAACATCCCTTCCTATATCAAGTGTTCCAATCTGCGATACACCAAGAACATCACCAGCTTGATAACCACTACCACCATTAGCAATGGTAGCAACACCAGCAATTGATCCATTTGTAATGGTAATATTAGCAGTTGCACTTCCACCTTTACCTGTAATAGTGGTTAAGGTTACACCATCAAATGTATAGTTAGCAGCAGCTGGAGTAAATCCAAGACCCGCATTAGTAATAGTCAAAGATGTTAATGATCCAGCAACACCTGCTAGATTACCAGTAGCTTGTGTATTTAATTGACTAACTGTGTTACCAATTCTATAGTTAGAATCTGCAACAGTTGTTCCGAATCCAACCCTAACACTCTTAGAAATAATATTTAATGGATTTGCTGGTAATACTGGAAGGAGACTATTTCCTACCTTATTATTACTAGCACCGGTAGTATCTGGATTGTACAAGTCAATAGAACCAGATAACTCAAAATCTGCTCTAATAATCTTAAATTTAAGTTCTTCCAGTTTAGAAGATTCCCATGCTCCAGCATTTGAAGGTTTGAATAGAGAACCTAAATTTGGAGAGTTTGAAACTGCTCTTCCACTTGTACTGGGCTCACCATATCTGGAGATAGGCACAGTATAATTTCCTGAATTTGTAGATAAAGTAATAGCATATTCTTTACCACTACCTTCCAGATAAACAGGAGAATCAAATCTTACTGGAGTAACATTTCCACCAGTAGTAGTTTCATTAGGACCAAGAATTACTTCAGAGAAAGGAATAACTTTTTGAGATGGAACTCCATTTTCAACAGTTCTTAATTGGAAAGTTATTGGAATATTAGCATCTACTGTACCAAAGAAAAGATTGCACCTTGTTAAGAAAATACCACTACGTTCACTAACAGTAAATGTCTGTGCTAAAGGATTAGTCCATCCACCAATTTTTTCTTGTGATCCACCAAGTGTTCTTACTCTTATGTAAGATGTTCCTAAAGCTTTACTGTAAGTGGAAGAATCAAATTCCTGCTTATAAGCAATCTTTGGATTTCTAAGAGAAATTGTATTAGTCTTAACATTATCTAGTTTTCCATATACACTAAATTGATCTTCTGCAACAGTATGAGAAAAATCTCTATTGTTTGAAGGTTCATCAATCAGAGTAAATAATTTTGTACCAGATTCAAACTTAGGATTGTTTTTCTTTCTAGGATCAGGAATACAGATAGTTCCCTGTATATATGTTTCACTAGTTACCAATTCTTTGTCTGAAACTGTTGCTACTGCACCACTAGTTTCACCTACCAGAACCATACCATTAACAGCATATCCCTGGAATCTATATCCCTTAGTCATTGAATATAAATCAATATTCAAATAACTTGAACTAGGAGTATATGCAGTTGGTGGTATTCCATATGGTGTAGTGGTATAAGACTTACTAGGATTAGTAGAATCATAAGCACCATCTCTATGACTTGGACTTGCCAATCTAAATCTAATAAATGGTGCTTCTTGTCCAACATACTCATCAAGATTATTCTTTACTACAGTACCAGTAACTATTTCACCAATTTCAAATGTTCCAGATCCAGATTCCATTGTTATCCCAAGTAACTTGGGAGTACAGTAATAAGAAATATCTACACCATCAAAGAAAGGATACAATCTAGTAGTATCTCTCATTCCACTAGCAGAGAACATAATATTTCTCTTTCTCATATAACCTATCAAATCTCTATTAATAATCCTATCACCAATAGAGAATTTGTTAATTGAATCTGATACAAATTGGGATCCTACAGTTCTTAAAGCAGACATTGACGCATTGGCCTTCACATCATTCATAGTACTATTACTATGCCTTCTAACAGTTCTATCATTTACGCCCGACTTATGCTTAGAAGTTTCACCAGTCCAAAAACTCTGCCATGAGTTCCATATAATTGGAATATAACCATTTTGAGAATCTACTTCATCATCAGTTACCTTTTTAACTGTTTGAGCAAATGATCCACTATCAGCAAAAACTCTTGTCTTTATCTGTAGATTATCTACCCAGTTATCAGAAGAAGGTGTTAGTTTTAAAATTCCAGTTGAATAAGCAGCTGGGTTTCCATTAACATGTTGAAGTCTAGTTTCAAATGGTTGATCTAACCAATCAACCTCAGTATAAGAAAGTGTTATAACTTCACCTTTTATAGCACAATTAATATTTGTAGGAGTATTAACTGGATATAATTTATCATCATTACTAGTATCAACAGTTACTGGTCCAAAATCAGTACCTACTAAAGTAGTATAATGCTTAGGTCTCAGTTCTTTAGTCTTAATATCAATAGAATTTCTAATATTTAAAGCATCATCTTGAGAATTGAATGAAGTAAAGTTATCTACGAAGAAACCACTCTTAAATCTATTTGATCCATCAGAATCTGAAACAAACATATTAGCAGTAGTACTTTCTAATGCAGATAATCCAACATAGTATTCAAGGCTATCAATTCTTTCCTCAAGATTTTGGATATCTTTCATTTGATATCTCTTATTTTCAGGGAAAGTTAGATTAGCCTGATCAACATCATACAAATATGGAGGTAATGTAACAGTAGATATTTCAATTGCATTATCAACTAATACTGGTTTTTCAGGATTATCAGAAGGATCTCCAAATTTAACTTGGAAATTACCAGTTTCTGTTAAGTAGATAGTATCAACTCTTCCTTGATAATAACCATAATCCAATATAATATTTTGATTACTAGCTAATATATTAGCAGCAGAATTTCCACTACCACTCATACTTCTTCCCAAAAATTCTAAAGGTGATCTAGTATCTGCTACAACTGAATAATCACTGACTCTAGGTCTAATATCAATAATATCAGAATTGGGAATTCCATCAATAGATGGAATTTCCTCAGAATAATTATAATCTTTATAAGATTCTATAGTAGTAACATCTCCAGTATCACTAGAATCATGAGAACCTGCTGAAAAATATACTATAATTTTCTTAGAAGGTGGTTGAGTATCAATATTTCTTTTCAGAGTACCAAAATCATAGAAAGTTTTTTCCTGTCCTGTTGTAAAAGTAAAGTTTGAAGAAATATCTGTGTGACTCCCAGTCAAATCTGTTATAATAGCAGTTATATTTGACTCAGTTGCTGTAATCAATTCGCTTTCATCAAAGGTATTATCATTGAGATAAATGTAAGAAATTTTATTGGAAGCAGGTTTTGATATTACAATAGCAATAGCATTAGTAAGTTCCCCCTTTATTCTTTCCCCAACAATAATCTCACTAGTAGTACCAGATGCACTATTAATTGAATTTAAAGTCATATGGGGAGCAGATGGATCAGTAGTATTTTTGGATTCATATATTCCATGAATCTCAATAATATCAGAAGTATTTAAACAAATATCTTCATCTTGGACTCTTGTGCCATAAGGATAATTTCCAAAATCTAATCCATCATTTATTGTTGTTGCTCCAATACCAGACCCTGCAAGTGTTGATTTGTTAATAATAACACTTTTAACTCTATTTTTTATTTTTACTTTAGATACTGGTTTAGACTTTATTAAAGTTGCAATGAGTTTGCAAGCTGCATTATCTGTAGTTAAATTATAAGCATTAAATGTTTTACCATCTGCAGATATATTAATACTGCTTCCAAGTAAGATTTCTACAGATCCATCTCCTCTTGTTAAAGAGTAATTTGTTCCGTTGAATGCAGCAAAACTCTCATTATCACCAGCTTGTACTGGAGTACCAGATGATATTGCATTATTGACAATAGTAACATCATAAATTTTTCTTATTGGTAGTAAAGAATCTGTAAGATCTACATTAGCAATATTTGACTTGGGGAAAGATGTGTATAATGTATTATCACTAGAAGAATCTAATTTTGTTGCTAAAAGAGTTAAATCTGTAGTTGCTATTTGTGCAGCTGGCATAACTGAGTTATTAATACCAGTAACTATACCAACAACGGCTGTTGTGACGGAATCAGTTCCAACAACAGTAACTTTAAGGTAATTTGGATCACTAAATCTAACATCATCATATGATAAAATACTACCTACCTTTATACCATTAAGGAAGTTTGGATTATTACTCCTTATTACACCACCTGTGGTAATAGTTGATATTCCAATAACATTTCCAACAGATTGGAGAATATCAGCACTAAATGTGGTAATACCTACAGCAGCATTAGGAGCAGCTGTAAATGGTATGCCTAGTTCATTAGAAATGATAGACTTTACATCACCTATTGAATGCTCTGTAATAGCAATAGCAATTCTACCATCTGTTATTCCATCAAAAATAAGATTTTCATTCTCAATAAAATTACCATTTCTCTCATAAACAGTTAGTGCTACACCAGAAGAAACTGCACTCCTTAAGAATGCACTAGCTCCACTAGAAGCACCTTTAATAAATGTTGGGACAGCAAGAGTTACAGCTTGATTTAAAGTAATATCTGTATAAGTTTTTACATCATAAAGTGAAATACCCCATAAATTCAAATCTTGATTGGTCAAATAATTTTGAGAATTGAGTTTAAAATCATAAACTCTAGCTAATCCAATTTCAGTTCCTGCAGCATGTTCTTCATTATCTCCCTTTCTTTGATTTCTTAAACTTACAATATAAGTATTACCAATACCAACTTGAGGACTTCTTCTAACATTATTTAATTTAAATGTTGAACCAGTATTATAGGTTATCAGTTGATCTTCCAATTTATTGGCAGTTCTTGGCTTGGATGCATCAATAAAAATAGGCTCAGTAGTTTCAAGTTCATATCCCTTTACATAAGCCTTTCCTGGAGAAACTTTATATAAAGCCAAATTACTTGATGCTGAAGATCCATTATATGTAAAACTTCCAGGTTGGAAAATACCTTGATTTCCAATATTGTCATTTAATGATTCTACTACAACAACATCAAAAGGTGTAATAGCATAGTTTCCACTTTCATCATAAGTTCTTCTTGCAAGAACATCATTCAAATCTTTAAAATAAACTCCACCATCACCACCTCCACCAGAGGCTTTATTACCATTAGCATTATTTGGACCAACTAAGGTTCCATCTTGAATCTTAGCAAGTTCAATAAAATTATCATCATCAAAGTCGTCAAGTGACTTTTTAAATAATGAAACTGTAATTCTTAATCTATCTGCACCTGGCGCAGCATAGTTATTAAATCCCTGTGAATTATCATTCAGTCCATCATCCAAGTTTGCATTGATTATCTCTTCATTAATATAAAGACCAACTCTATAGCTTGGACTGGATGAATACTGGTCTAAAATAAGAGTTTCGTCAAAAACTTCTATAAATTGACCCCTTACAAAATATATTCCATTTTCAATATGAAATGCAGATCCTTGTCCACTAGAAGCAGATGTAGCTGTCAATGCAAAGGGAGATCCTGCGGAAATAGTACTATTTCCTAACAATCCCGAAGTTATAGATACATTTGAAGAGAGTAATTCACCATCTGAAAATTCGCTAGTACTATTATCAATAGAACTGGAAGAATCAATTCTAATGTATAATGTTAATTCCCCATCTTCAGATTCTTGTGGATATAAAATATCAGTAACAGTCGCAGAAACACCAGATGCCTGTCCGGTGATAACAGATCCAATTATCTGATTAGCATATGCAGATACTGGAACATTTTGATAAGTATTAGATAACTTTATACAACTTAAAAGTTGAGTATAGCTAGTATTTCCAGGAATTACTTTAGCACCTTCCTTGAAAACACTCTGACCAAATCTTTCTATCTGATTGGATAGAATAGATTGTAAAGATGTTAGTTCCCTTGCCTGAACTGGATATCCAGGCTTAAACAACACCTTATGGAAGCCATCTGCAGTGTCAAAGTCGTCAAAATATGGTGCTATATTGAGATTAGTTTGCTGTGGCATAATTTTTTAAAACTGCAAAACAACTTTGATATCTTCTTTTTGAGTCGATGATCGTAAAATGGATGGTCTATTATCAATATAAATTATATTTCCAGTGTATTTTTGAACTTCTGGACTAGATACACCATTGTCAAATTCTTGACCAAGATAATACGTTCTACTATTTATTACTGTAGATACACCAGTAAATCCACTATCTATAGTTAAACTGGATCCAGAAGTAGGTGCAATTGTTAGATTACCACCACTTCCTGGTGTAGATGTAAATTCCTGTAAAATATATCCATATGTTGGATTGGTTTGAGCTGTTCCAACAGTATTAAATCCTGCAAGACTTCTATCCTGCCAGAATTTCAAAACTCCAGTAACTTGATCATAATTAACAACCCTACCAACAGCAGTTGTTCCTGTAGAAATAGTTTGTGTAAAATATGCATCAGGATCAAAAACTGCAGTACTATAACCACTTCCCACCAATCTAAGTGCTTGTAATGCACTAGCCTTATCCTTAATTAGAAGAGCATTAGAATCAAATTCTGTAGGATTTTCTACAATACCAATTCTTGCAATTTCATTTCCAGTAATAAAATCTGGGTTCTCAATATCATTTTCAATTCTAGAATAGAGAAGTACATTATATGCACCAAGTTCTCTATAAATGTCTGATCCATGACCCCCTTTAGGAGTTATAATAACATCAAATTCTGGTCTAGTAGTTCCTGTGGGAACTCCACCTGCAACTAAATCAACACTACCATAAGTATAACGATAACCTTGATTGGTAACTATAATAGAACCAATTTTTTGGTCGTTTGTTGTAGTAATAGTACATTCTGCACCACTACCATTACCAGCAATGGGAACATTTGTATAAGTAGCACCACCAACAGGACCGATACCAGCACCTTTATTAGTAACAACTACGATTTTAATTGACCCATCTATTGCATTATCTCTTACAGATTCTGTATATATTGAAGTATCCCAATTATCTGGGACAGGCATAAAATCTGTGGATTCAAATTTTGCAATATCAGCAGGTTTAATAGTATAAAGATATTTCCAAATATAACCATCACCACTACTACCAGCACTTCTTGGTTCTAATTCTGTAAAGGTGGGTTCATCCAATGAAGGTTTCCCATCAGGGGTGTCTGGATTGGATCCATTTTGAAGGCAAATATAAACTCTATAATCACTATTCAGAACATAAAAATATGTAGAATATAAACTAGTAGCACCTGAAATTGGAGCAGTATTGGTTCTGCTGTAATCATGTCTATACATATCATAAACACTACCAGAATTCCACTTTCTTCTAGGAACTACCTGTCTGACATCAGAACTGGTAATCTTTTTCATAGCAATCATTGTATCCCAATAATCAGTCTCTTGACCAAAATTATCTTTTGGAGCAGGAGGACTCTTATCCCACTCTTCTTGATAATCATTTGGATTAGAAAGACCTACAAAGGTATAATATGAATTGAGAGAAGTAGTAACTCCAGCAACAAAGTTCTTTGCATTTAATATTCTAATTTGATCAGTTATAATTGCAGACATTTTTAACAGATTTTTAGTTATTTATTAAGGTTCTTAAGTATATCCTTTATACCTAAGAGGTTTTAATCTACTTATATATGATGAAGTTGAGAGTCCAACAACTCCTTGGTTAGTATATGCAGGATATTCAACAGCTTTAGATCTAACCCTACTAATAATCTTACCCCAAGAATAGTCACCAAAATCTGGTTGAACTGTGGAACCTATCCCCACACCCTGATTGTCAGTTACACGACAATTGACTCTTTTTATATAAGTATTACCAATTCCTGGGTGAGATATTAATTCATTTGAGAAACTATCCACATAATAGATATTATCCATATAAGAAATACCTATTCCAATAGTATTACCAGCAGTATCTAATGATGTCATTGTTGTTGCAGCAATTCCAACATTTGAACGAGAAACAACAAATACATCTCCAGTACTAATACCAGATATTGTTGAAGCAGATGAGACTAAGCTAATATCTCTCAAATCAGATTCTAATGGTATATGCAAATCAAACCATACTTTATTAGCACTACCAACTTTTGTTGTTCCAAAACCAACTATTTTACCATAATCTCCACTATATGTAAAGACAGTAATTGGTTCAGTACCATACTCAGGTGTTGAAATAATAACTTGTGGTATTGATGTATAATTGGTTCCAAGACCAGTTAATGTTATGGAAGTTACAACTCCAGCAGTTATTGCTGCTGTTGCTGTTGCTGTGCTTCCATATCCAACAGGATTGCCAATGATAACTGTTGGAGCAGTCTCATACCCCTTACCACCATCACTAATAACAATTGATGTTATGTTGGAAGAAACACCAACAACAGCAGTAGCAATTGCAACAACATTATCATCTTTATTTTTTGATATTGTAACTTCATTTTGGAAAATAGTATCATCTGGATCCTCATTTAGAGGGTTGAAAAATGGTCTTACACTATCAACATATATTATTGTAGCTCCAACTCCAACAGTACTTGTTACATAAGAGAAAGAATGAATAGAAGGTTCATATATTTCTCTACTCTTATCAACAAAAACACCATTAATAACTCTATCTTCAGTTTGTCTAGTCCAAGTAACTGGTCTCTTCAATGTTTCGTCTTGAGTTCTTCCTGGACCAAAATATGGTTCGCTACTAACAGTATCAATTGAACTAAGTTCAAAAACATTTCTATTTTCTTCATCCAAGAAGAAACTTTGGCCAATGGTAGAATCATTTTCAATATTTAAAATATCACCAACTTTCAAGGTTTGAAGAATCTCAATTGCTTTAACGTCAACTCCTATTCCACTTCCTTTATAGAACATAATACCACATGTATCTCCAAATTTAGGTGCCTCACTAAATGATATTAAACTACCACCAGTAAAGGAATAACCTTCACCCGGAACTTGAAGTACACCATTAATAAAAATTATTAGAATATCTTGCAGTTTAATAAAAGATGAACTGGTATCAACAATATATGGATCATCATTTTTTCTCATCACAAATGTTTTGGTACTACCATTAAATCTCCCACTTATATTATCAATTATATCAAATTCTCCCATAGTAAATGCACTAAATGTATCATTATAAACATTATCTACTGTAAGTTGGAACTCATTAGGAGTAAACTCATCATATGATGAAGTTGTAGGTATACCAATAGTTCCTCCAACAGATACTGATATGGTATCTCCTTGCTTATAACCATAACCAAAGTTGGTAAGCTTATATTCAATAACACTAGAACCTTGCCCAACAACAATATCTACCTTTGCACCAGTACCAACACCAGAAGTATTTGGAACTATATTGGAATAGGATAGTGGTGAATCAAAAACTACCGTAGGCACATTGGATCTTGTATATCCAATTCCAGGATTAGTAATAGCAACGCCTATAATATTACCATTACTTACTGTAGCAACTCCAACTATTTCAATATTGGGAATCCCATTACTAAAAGTTTGGACTCCAACATTAACAGTTTGAATTCCAGATCTATATCCAGATCCACTATTTCCTATACTTATTGATTCAATAGTTCCAGCAGCAGAAACAACAGAAGTAGCACCAGCAGCAACTAATGGCATATATCCATATCCTCCTGTAAAGGATGTTGAAACAATCCTACCACCTATTGGAAGAGATGTTGTATTTGGATCACTGGTAATAGAAGATGCAGTTCCACTAAAAGTAATAGTAGTAGCAGAACCTACTTCTCCAACAGTAAAGTTATTCTTAGTTCCAGTAAATCCAGGAATCTGAGCAATACCATTAACCAATATAACTCCCTCAGTAAAACTACTAGTAGTATCAATACCAGCAACTTTTAAATTGAAATATTCCTGCTGTGCATCAAACTGATCAGAAATATCATCAAAAAGCATATTTCTAGTATAAGTTTCATCAGAACTATCAACAGCACCAGTACGTAAGAACACTCTTCCATGGAAAGTTGATCCACTAGTAATTCCTACCCAATCTCTTTCATCAGGATTATTATAACTATGAGAAAGTGGTTGTTTTCCTACAGGTGCATCTGCAAATGATATTGTACTACCATTAATAGCATAATCACCAACCATTTTTGTAATTACAGAACCAATTCCACTAGCGTTGTGTTGAGAAAGACCTGTTCCCATCCACCCTCTATAAACACTTATATTACTACCACTAATACCATTTACACGCATAATTTCATCACCAATCTTAATCAAATCCCCACTAAAGAGAGAAGAAGCTGTACCAACTACAATTGTATTATCTGTAAAATATACTGTAGATGTAATATGTGTTGTTACAGCAGTTGATACGATAGGTGCTTGTACCATATTATCAACTGCTATCAAAGTTTTAGTATCTTTTTTCTTTGAAGTAAATGTGTGTATTCCAACTCCAAGACTTGTTATGTCTACTGCTATTGGACTATATGCTAAAGCATCTGCTGCTGTACGTGCAAATTTTATAGTACCATTATCATACTTAATAATATGTACGCTTGATGGTAATAAATCAGTAGATCCAAACCCTGTAAATGTTGTAGTACCAATACCAATAGCAGTTCCATTTGTAGGAACTGTGTAAGTAACTTCTTCACCACTAACAAAGTAATGGTTTGGAATCTTAACTTGATCAGTTGATATATCAACTATAGTACTACTAGATCCAACAACACTTCTTGTGAATATCTCATCAGTAGCATATTTTAGTGGGAAATCTTTCTTTATTGCAACAATAGTACCTTCATAGTATCCAGCAAAAGATTGTATAGAACCATTAGTAAAGTCAATCTTTTCAGTTTGTGGTAATTCTTCATGAGTCCTAAATGCAGATGCGAAAACATTCACTTTAACTGCTGTAGATGCTATAGGGGTAAAATGTAAATCAATTGTATTAGTAACTGAATTGTAACCAGAACCAAAAGTTCCTAACCCAATTGAAGTCTCTACAATACCAAATTCTGTATCATATGTAGCATCCAATCCAGATGAAGTATCATGATCATCTACAACAACGACTTCACTAAACATAGTTTGAGTTCCAGTATGAACTTGAGCCATAAACCATGCACCATCATGATCTAATGGATATGAACAAACTGTAGTAATTCCAGGACTTCCTGATGAACCGATTACAGTAGATTGTGTTTTAAGTTGTTGATATGCGAATCCAAGAGTAGAAATTCCTGCAGTAGTAGTATTTCCAACTCCAATTGTAATAGTATTAGCATATGCAGTGGTTCCTATTCCAACACCAGAACTGGGATAAAAATCAACATTAATATTACTACCACTATAATATGCATGATATGTTCCTAACCCAGCATTATAACTACTTGAATCATCTGTATTCAATCTTCCATATTCAAGAACATTTATATCTGTACCATTGTGTGTGATATTTAATTGATTATACTCATATTCTATTCCATAAGAATCTGCTGCTATCTGAACAATAACTTTTAGGGAAGAATGGTAACTTGAAATTCCAACAATTGTTGTAGAACCAGTGCCTACTATAGCACTACTAAATCCAACACTATTGGAGGTAATGAGAGTATCTCCAACAGAAGTGCTTCCAATACCTAATACTTCCCTATCCAAAACAAATTCAAGTACTGAAACTTGATAGTTATTATTAGAATAATTTGTTGGATAGAATCTCACTTCCCCAGTTTGTAAAGCTTTATCAACTACAACATCAAGTGATCCCAGATCACCTATTGTACCAACTGATGCATATTGATTGATAAATGCATCATCATTATCATGAATAACATCACAAATCATTAACTGACGTTCAGAAGTAAATCTAGTATCTCTAATAAATGTTATATATTTTTGAGCTCTATGATCTGTTGAGTCAAAATCATGAATTTTACTATATTTTTCTGGTCTGGGATTACTATCAAACTGATCAGCAATATTATCTATTGAAAGTACCCTATTTCCAACAGATTCAATATAATCATCAAGAATTTTACTACCAAAAGTTATTCTATTGGAATATAACTTTCCACTAACACCACCAAAACCACCATGTAAAGAATTTTCAGTTACAAGATCAAAATCATAAACAGTATGAAGACTAATATTTTGTGGAATTTCTGAAGTAACCTCAACATCAGCATGAGTTTCTGCAGCCTGTGTGAAATTAATGCTAGTAGTACTCTCTAATTGATAATCTGAGAACCTTTTAAATCCAAGTGTATGGCTTAAACTAGAAACAGGGATATTCCAGGTCTCATAAGGAATGTTAGATTTTAATGTATATGAGAAATTCTGATAATACCAACTATCTTGAAGTCTTTCTGAGTTTAAATTCAGAATTCCAGTAGTTCTATCAACACCTTTCTTTATTTTAGAAACAGCGTCAAGATTCAGTAAAGATTCATATGCTGTTATAGTAAGAGCTTTACTCTGTTTCTTAGAAGAGAGACCTTTAATAATTTTACCTTTAACAAAGAAAGTATTAGAAGAAACTCTAATAATACCAGATTTGGCGTCCCAAGTATTGACCAATCCAGTTATTTGATTTCCAGATACATCAGTTGAAGTAACTGTCTCACCCTGAGAGTATGCAGCATCATTAGTAATAACCTCAAATAATGGGAAATCCTTTACATTAATAATTCTTCCTGAGGAATTCTGAGAATCATATTCTCCTGGATAATTAGTGCCGAGAACATCAGTCATATCGTATGATACATCACCAATTCCACCAAGATTTGGTGTAATTGCACTGACTTCGAAGAACTTATAATCATAACCTTCACAGTTATATCCAGGAGCAGTTGATCCAACTCCTACACTAAGATTCTCAACAAGAACCTTATCCCCTATAGCAAATGGGAATCCTTGAGCAACACTAAATCCATAATTTAAAGTAGCTTTTACAACTTTTGTAACTGGATCATAAGTTATTGTTGAAATTCCAACTCCATTAGAATTTTCTATGGGAACAACAGTTGGATACCTATTACCAATACCATAAGAGTTCTTAAGAATGGTTACTTGAGAATCTCCAAATTTGTAAGTTAAATCTACATCATCAATAACAGTTTGTGTGCCTGGATCATAACATAATAATTTTGGAGGAGTAGTATAACCCTTACCAACAGATGTTATTCCAATAGATTCAATAGAATATAATGGTTCAATTAAAATATTCTGGTTCAGAAGAACAGATGGTTTTAAAGTTTGATCCGATGGGAAATCATATCCAATATCATTAATATTAACTCTCTGAACCTTTCCTATTGAACTACTTCCGGCAGAAACAGCAGCACCAGTACCAAGACCACTACTCACTTCTACAATCTGAGGAAGAGAATAGAAATTTCTACCCCTATTAGTAATCTCAAACTTTGTGATTTCACCAAAAGCATTTGTAGAATTTGTCTTATAAGAAATAGTTGATGTACTACTCTCATATAAAGATGCTTCTGGTTTATTGTCTATTGTATATGTAAATGTTGAATCATTGGTGGGGTATATTAAATATTTACCATTATACAAACTATTTTTTACTTCAATACCATTTTGATTATAAACCTCATAATCAATAATAAGTTCTTCCTTTTCTATGGGAAGATTGCTTTCATATATTGGGGTAAATTTGTAGAAAAGTTTTCCTGGTGCTGTTGAATTGATTGATAAAGTTAAAGTTGCATCAGAATCTACACCAATCTTTCCATTTCTAGTAACTTTAAAACTATCATCATCAGGAGCTTTATCCCACTCCTTAGTCATAAACTCATCACTGTATATCTTCATAGTAAAAGCAGAATAATCTGTTGGTCCTACAACATAAGATAAACTAGAATCTGAAAGATTAAATGTAATAGTACTATCCCTATAGACAGTTAATGGGGGATTGACTAAAGAAAGAGTTCCACCTTGAAGTGGTGCTTGGAGATTTGTAAATATTGGGGTGTTTGAAGTTGAGTCATAACGAGTACTTGATAATCTAAAGTTGTCCTCATCTACCTTATAAACATAATAAAATGTATTATCTGCCAATCCAGTAGTAGGTGATGTTGCTGTATGAAGAACTTTATCTCCAGTTACAAATCCATGACCAGTAATCTCAATGGTATCAGTATCAACTGTTATTCCACCACTTACAAAATTCTTAGGATCAAACACCATCCTTCTATTAAAATCATCATATTTAACCACAACTGTTCTAGTAGTTGATGGGTTTACATCAATAACAACATCATCTCTAGCGCTAAGACCATGAGTTGATGCTGTTGATACTGTTACAATATTTCTAGAAAGATCTGCAAATATTGGAGTAAATGTATTCTTAATACTATGATAAACACCAGTTCCTATTCCAGTAAAGTATAATACTCTAGAATCTGCATGAGCACCTAATCCTACATATTCTCCTGTGGTATTGCTAAGTCCAACTCTTGTTGTAGATAATCCAAGTAAATCATCACTTATTCTAGCAACATATAAGGTAGAGTTATCTGCCAATGTAATCGGAGTATTTGCTATAGTATTACCAGTATATTCTCTAGCTTTGAGGCCTCCACCATTTCCAGAATCATACGTTACTTTATCACCAGTCAATAAGTTATGACTTGGAATATAAAGAGATCCATCAGGAATATCAATAGTTACTCCAATTCCAATAGTTAATGGAGATCTTCCACTAGTAGAAGTTCCAATACCAACTGTAGTTTCTGGTTCAAAATATAATTGCCTATTTCTTCTATTAATAGATGTTGTTTTAATTCCACTATCAATAATCAATCTTCTAGGATCTTCTATAAGAGTAGTACCTACACTATGTGAAGTACCTACTGTATTATCAACAGCTCTAAGAACTCTAATTTTTGACTCTGATTCAAGTACATTCAGCACTCTTACCCTTTCAGAACCAACTTTAAGAATATCATTTTCTTTAATATAATCAGAATCTATATTTCCACTAACTGAAAAATGAGTAACAAATCCAGTAACAACAGCACTACCTACTGCTGTAGTTGAAGGCCCTGTAGCGATTAGATTCAAAATATTTGAACTAATCCCAGCCATATGGAAACCTTCTAATCCAGTTGTAGTTGTAGATACTCCAGATATAAAGACAAGATCAGTATTTACAAAATGATGAGGATCATCTACTACAACTTCCCAATCACCAGAGGCGCCTCCTGGATAAACTGAAGTATTTGGTATAGAACTTGTAGCTATACTAACACTACTCACACCAACTCCACGAAGTTCTGATACTTTTGCAGAAACTTGAGATCCTTGAGTGCCTACTATATCAAAAACTGCCTCATCATTAACTTGATAATCATATCCACCAGAAGAAATACCAATACTTTCTATAACTCCAGGTCTTACCGAAGTTACAGTAATAGTCTGTGATAATTTATTGGGAATATTAACATAATCATATGTAGATTCACCTTCAATCAAATTATATGCAACAGTATTTCTAGACCATGAATCAGCAACTAAATCATAATCATCTTGATTTGAATTGTATTTGAAGTTAAAAATTTCTGGAACTGACTTATAATGCTCCCCAATAATGTATGGGAACATTGGTTTTTTATATCCAGCAAATTCAGCTGATGATGTATCTTGAGAAGTAGTTTCAAGAGTTGAAAAATATGCATAGGTTCCTTTAGGGAACTCTGGAGTTACACAAAATCTTCCATTATTTTCATCAAGAACATCTTCATCAGAAACTTTTTTATAAACATAGTCTTCTATAAAGAATCCAGAACCAAATGTGGCTATTGGTGGTCTATTTTCTAAAGCACTAACATCTTTACTGTAACCAGACTTTATTTGCCCTATAGATCCTCCAGATCTCTTAGCATATCCATATGGACCATAAATTGGATTTCCATCATATGCCCACCCAATAATAGGAGAATGTCTGATAGAATCTACTTCCAAACCACCACTTTGAGCAAGATCTAAAGATCCAAATACAGATTTTCCTTCAGAATCTACAGAATATAGAGATTCTCTTAATTTTCTTGGAGCATATATGTGCTTATATTGAAGACCATACCTATAATTCAATCCTAAAGTAACATAACCATCATCAGCATTAAATCCAACACTTTGATTGATTTTCTCAAATAAATTCACATTCCAAGTTTGAATATTACTATTAAATACTGCATCTACGGCAAGTTCTGTAGGTATAACATTGATTAAACCATCAGCATAACCTTCACCACCTTCAATAACATTAACACGAACCAATTTACCATCTTCAAGAATGGGAACAAGTACTGCTCCAACACCAAAATCCCCTTCAATATCCAATAATGGAGCTGAGGAATAGTTACTACCCTCATTAATAACAATAACCTGTTTTATTACACCACCAAAAGTAAGGGAAGTAATTTGAGCTCCTGATCCCTGTACTAAAGTAATATCAGGTTGTCTATCAAAATTAAGAACTTCAGAAGAACCATAACCAACACCATTTTCCGAAAGGTGTATAGATTTGACTGTTCCTTTGAAATTTGCTCTAATTTCTGGTGGGAATGATAATCCCCCATCATATTGCCTAACCTTTGAAGATATATCTACTTGAATTGCAGGATAGTTGAAAATATGAGTCCCAACTCCAACAGTAGTGAAGTCAATATATTGACTTCTCTGATAATGGACATCTTTGGGTACAGTGCTACCAGAAGCAACCTGAGACAATCTGAAAGCATCATCACTAGTCTTTGTTACGTAATACTCATAACCATCAGTTAGACCCCCTATAGCAGTCCCTGTAGTGGTATACTTAACAATATCACCAGACTCATAGGTGTGGTTTTTAATCTTTACAATATTTACTGAGGTGTTTATCCCAACAATAGAAGCAGTTTTCTTCTTATTTGCATATCCTGAACCAACACTATCTACTGTAATTGATTGAATTGTTGTTCTTATATTTTCTGCTTGTAAAGAATGTTCTCCAATTCCATAACCAGAAATATATACAGTATTAATACCAGCTAAACAATCATCAAATGTATTGTGAAGACGGACAGTAGAAGGTCCTACAACCGAAACATAGTATGCTGCATTAGTAGTTAATCCAGCAACATTAGTTTGGTCACTTGTAGAATAAACTACTCTCTCATTATTTCTAAACTTATGGTAAGTTGAAAAGCCAATAGTAGAGGCATAAAAATCTACAGATATATCACTAAGACCAATTCCGGCACTATTCCCAAGAGTGTTTATCCCAGTAGAAGATGGGAAAACCGAAAAGTGCTTAAAATTCCTCATAGCAACAGAAGCCTTAGCTCCGTCACCATTACCTCCAGTTATTGTGATAACTGGAGTTTCTTGGTAGTCATATCCCGGATCAACAATATCAACAGATTTTAAACCACCTTCAACAGTAACAAATGCCGAAGCACCAACTCCAATAGTATCTTTAATCTTTACTGGTGGTGGAAAAACTATATCATAGTTGTCTCCTTCATTAACTACATCAATACTCTCAATTTTTCCATACTTAATGAAATCGGTTGATTTATAGTTCTCAATTTCAACACCATTAACCAACAATCCAGTAGATCCTGAAACAGTTCTATATTTAAAAATATCTTCTTTTGGTAGCGCAAATTTTCTTAGAAGTTTTTGTGTAGAAATAACATTTTTTCTTAAATCATATGATTCTATTGTCTGAGCGCCAACTGTTTTACTATCATTTCCTATAGTGAGAAACTTAGAGTTATAAATGTTAGAAACACTTCTAGAAAAAGCAATTCTAGTAGAATCTAAACGCCTTACAAAATATAATCCCTCATCAAATAAAAATGATGTTATTTCTCCAGTAGAAGCATTAATTTCTGGTGTATAATATACTGCATCACCAGTATAGAATCCATGATCTCCACTAGATATAATTTTGATTTCAGCTCCTGAAAAAGTTCCAGAAAATGTTACAGATCTCTTATTTGTTTGAATTTGATATTCAGGTAAAGACCCTGATGCTACCATTACAGGTTTTTCAAATACCTCACCACCATAATCATTAAATCCTAGACCTATAGGTTTTTGTTTGTATATATTTTGCACATTGCAATTAAATTTTGTAACACTGGGCAATGTTCCAGAATATGAAGCTTTCTTTATAGATCTCTTAGCAGAATAAGTTAAAGTGGAATTTAAAGCACCTTGACCAAGAACCTGAACATTATAGAAATCTGAAATACTTGTAATAGTAGATTCTGATAATACAGAACTATCACTACCAGTAATTGTTAATTTATCTCCAACTCTAAAATTATGCTCTACATTAAAGGTTATCTGCCAAGTATTATTACTTCCATCTTTCAGTTCAAATGATTTAATTTTATATTTTTGAGAAATATTATTAATCCAATTTTGAGTTTCAAAGGTTTCACTAAAATCACCCAAAGTCTGAATTCTACCTACACTACCCTCAAAAACTTGTTGGGTTTGGTCTTTTAGACTGCTACTACTCAATACTGAGCATATTCTAACCTCAATATTCTCTCCAGTCAGATTAGAAGCACCATAAGCAACTGTATTAATACCAATTGTAGATTTATCATCTATTATACCAACAATACCAGAACATCCATAAAATTCTGTTAAGGTTTTATCAGTATATTCAATTGTACCTACAGTTTCATCATTATAAGTTACTCTCAGTTCTCCAGCAGTACCAAATCCAACAGTAGAATCAACTGTTAATGTAGTAGCACCTGAAGATACTGATCCAATTAACTTGGTTTTAGGATGAACTACAAAAGTACCATAAGTTGAACCACGAACACCAATATCCCTGTTATAACCAGCATCAACACTAAGTCTATAATATGTTATCCCAATTCCAGCAGAAACTTCTTCTACTGATGTAATGGGAGCATATGCTCTATCAATAATACTACCATAAGATGGTTCAAATAAAGTAGCCAGCTCCAATTCCTTTGGATTACCTGTAATAGGCTCAACTACAAGGTCATCAGTGATAACATTATAAGCATCAGATGGTCTAAAAGTAAATTCTCCTGGTCTTGATACTTCTACTTCAGTATCATATAATGCCTTAAACAGGATTTTAAAACCTTTATCTGTTCCTCTACTATTATAGAAATCTTTTGACTGTTTAATAAAAATATTTTCATTTAAAGTAGAACTAAAGTCCTTACCAGACAATCCGGGCAAAAGTTGCTTTTTAGTTTTCTTTAAAAACTCATTGAGGAAAAGAGAACTCAAATTATCAATCTTAGTCCCACATGTATGCTCCTCTGAGGTGGTTGAATTGAATACTACCTGCTCTGGGTCATTCTCTGCAGTATATGAACTGATGCCCACAAAACCCCTAACACATCCAGTAAATGATGTTGAAGAAGTTCCTGTATAAGTAATAATTTCATCATCAATTTTCAATAAACCGTAAGATTTTGGAAATCCATCAGTACCAGCTGGATAAGTATCAGTATCTACTAAAATTGTACTATCAGTAAAAGAAATATCAGTTTTTAATCCAACATTATTAATTTTATTGGTAGTATTATCAATCTTAATATACCTATCAATATTCTGAATTAAATCAGAAGGTCCACCTTCAAATTCTTGAGAAATATAATATTGTTTTAAAAAACTAGAAATCAAAGGAAATTCATCCTTCACAAATGTTGGAAGTTGATTTTCGATTACTTGGTTTAATTGAATTCTCTTTTCGGTCATTTTGATAGTTCTATTTTATTATTAATCGATGATTGATAGTATTTTAGGTGGTTCTTCCACCTGAACGAACAAGAGATCCACCTGGATAACTTGGAGATAGTACATATGTAGAAGCAGTTGGATCTGTTCCAGAACTTATCTGGTCAGTAATAGGTTCTATTACGCTACCACTTATATCTAGTCTCAAATAAAGATCTTGTAATCCAATAACATCATTAGAAAGTGGATCTGCTTGAATTTGAATAACACTTTGACCATCATATATCATTCCACTTGCTATATTAACAGGATTTAAGGTAATAATACCATTAGCATAGTCAATTTTTCCAACATTTCTCCTTATTACTGTTGGAGAAAGTGAATTGAGAGCAGGAAGGTTAAAGAAGAATAAAGATCCTGTAACCCCATCACTATTAGGCAAATCTGAGAAATAAACATCCCCAGCAATTCCATTAACTCGGAATGCTGAAGATTTAATATTATATCCACTAGTACGTCCAACAAGGAAAGGATTTCCAAATCCAATAGTATATTCAGCATAAGCTGAGGTAACTACCCTCATATCCCTTCTCATTCTAACTCTTGTTATGTTAGAAGTAATAGATTCGTGACTATTATCAACAATACTCAAGAATTTACTATACTTAAATCTAGCACCATACTTATTCAAATCAGTTGATTCTGAATATTTTTGTATATTATTTTGAACAACTGATGAAATATATTCCCCAGATGATACTAAATTGGAATTATAATAAACTTTAGAATCAACTTCAATATTAAGATACTTAAGATCAAGAATTTCTGGTATAATACCTGCAACAGCATACTTTTTCAACTTTGATTTGATCTTTTCTTTGATCAAATTAGGAACAAAGTCACCATTTTTGGGTTTAATACTAACAAAAACCTTACCAAACTGGGGTGGAACCAAATCTTCACCACCAAATGCTGAAATTGACTCTGTTTCTGGGTAAATTTTAGCAGGAATTATAGTTTCATAGTCATCTGGAGTGATTGCTCTATTTTGAGTGGCATAAATCTTTGGTGCATACTTTTTAATAGACTCAACTGGCTCGATACCAGCTCCACCAGAGGAAGGAGCACCAGGAATTATAGCAGAAATTTTACTAGTTACACTATAATTAACACTATTCAATGTATATGAAAGTTTTCCAGCAAAGTTAAAGGAAGAAATCCTATTTCCTGCATCTCCATTAGAAACTATGTAATGTGCTTCAATAAAATTGTTTTCTTCTAGTTTATTTCCAAAAATTCCATCACCAAAGAAGATTTCATACCTTTCATCAGCAATTTCTTGTAAATAATAGATTTTTGAGGTTGATGAGACATCAAAAAGGTCATCTTGTAATGAATATTTGACTTGAATGCTTGAACTTTCGTTTGGTCTAACTTTAACTGAGATTAAATTGGTATCTATACCAGAATTTGGTAAAATAAACTTCTTATTTGGGTAATTTGCCTTATATGTAAAGTCTCTATGTACAAGAGTACCTTCATAAACTGTAATATTATCAAATGAAGCTATCTGATTGTAAACTGGGACAGTAATATCTTCTAATATTGAAAAAATACCAGAACCACCACCAAATGTACCTGCAGAACTACAAACTGGACCTCTTTTAAGGGTTAAAGTTGAAGGTTTTACTGTAAGAGTGGAACAATCTACAAAGAAACTAACATCTGTGTATGCTGATGTTACTGAACGAGGCAAATATCCAATATTTCTTGCTAATGAAACAACATTTTCTCTCAATGTTGCAGTATCAATGAAAACTTCATTTGCTACCATGTTAGCATTATATGAAGTAATGTATGTATTATATGCTAAAACATCAAGAATTGCTGAAAGGTTTGATCCTTCAAAGTCATAATCAGTAAAATCTGAGTTTGCTCTTAGATATTCTCTAAGGGATGACTTAACCTGCGCAAAGTCTAAGCTGGAAAAATTAACTAATGGCATTTTATCTAGTTGGTAACAATACAAACTCTAATTGTTGTGGAGGAATTCCCACACCAATAACTTCATATTGCAATGAAACGTTAAATACGTTTTCATCAAAGTCTGAAGAAACTTTTACTTTTATTAAATTAACTCTTGATTCATACTTACCAATTGATAATTTAATCTCATCTTCTATAATATTTGCATTAATACTATCAAGAGTCTCAAATAGTGATGCAGTTATTTTACATCCATAACTTGGGTTAAAAAATTTAGTACCAGGAACAGTAAAGATTATATTCTTAATGGAACGTACAATTGCAGTAGTATTTTTCAACGCAATAAGATCATCCGTAAGAGGATTTGTCTCAAAAGTCATGCTAATATCTTTAAATACCTTACTTTCCATATATTAAAGGAATAATTACACAATTATATGGTTATTTATAGTATGAAAAGACATAAAAAAAGAGGGTCCCATTGGAACCCCCCATTATTACTATTTTCCTTGCCCTCTATATGCCTTTTTACGTTTATTTCTAGAGGTTGCTGATAATAAAGTCCTTGCGGACCTACCTTGACGAGTTTTTTTGGGTGTTCCTGGCACCCATGATTCACCACCACTAAATGTTCTTAGTCCCATTTACCAAATTCTCCTAAATTACACGTGTTTTTTCATGTCCAACCCTAATTCTAGGGTCACACCAGATTTCATAACCTGCTTCTTTAGCATCTAAACAGAAACTAACATCTTCTCCACACATATCTTGTACACTACCAGATTCAAATACTTGCATCTTAGGAGCAAACCAAGGATATTCAAGTTGTTCAAATACACCATGTTTAATCATAACCCAACCAAAACCAGTATAATCAACTGTAAAGGGCTTTTTACGCTTACTAATTGATTCTACAGTCTCATGATTCATAACTCCGCCATTCTTACGGAAATCATCCTCTTCCAACCAATGTGCAACAGATGTTGTTTTACCATCTTCAGTAGCATACCATCCACCAGTGATTCCTCGCTCTTCACCTTCTGCTGGTACTGAAACATCACATAACTGCCAGAACTTTTCACTACTGAATACAATATCACTATCAATCCACAATTGATAATCATACTTTAACTTACCATCCCAAGGTTTTTGATCTGGTCCTCTTAGTACATTAGCACCAAGACACTTACATCTAGCAAAATTAACCATAGAAGAGTAATCTTGACTAATTTGAATGGACATCCCATTTTGAACTAAATCAAAACAAAGTTGTACAAAACTCTTTAAAAACGCATAAGAACATCCTCTACCAGGAAGGCAAAAAACAATAGCTTTCCCCCTCATTCGTGCTTTAATCGCATCAAAATCCCACTCTTCCTTTTGAACAGTAGGAGCGTTTGCTTTAACAGTAAATCCTTTAGCCATAATCCTTTACTTGTTTCATATCAATTATAACACAGTATCTATACCCTGTCAAGTATGAAAAAAAAGCAGTACTTCCCACCATGGCAGAACTATTGCTCTTTTATTATTCTAAGGACAATACGTTGTAAAGTTAGGCGAAAGCTCCACTATCCTCCTTT